GGACAGTGGGGCGGGCCCCGATTCTAGGCGCCTGTAGCTGTCCTACTTCGACAAAGGATAGTGGGACAGGAAGGACAGCACCAAAGGCGCTGGAAGCCGCCATAACTATGCCCCGCCGCGCATTACCCGTGCATGACCCACACATTGACCTTGCGTTGACCCCTTATTGATGGGGTGGCATTAAAACCGGCTTGCTGCCACCGGAATCGACCTGTAAAAAGTACTCATCTTCGATAGGTGCGACCGCATAAAGCGGCAGGCACTACACACCAAACCCGGCCCTTGCGCCGGGTTTTTGCGTTTAAGGGGCGGGGCAATGACGAACGAACAGCAAGCACTGGCAGAGATGCCGATCTGGTTAGTGATTCTCCTGGCCTTGGTTGGCGGCGTATCGGGGGAGATGTGGCGGGCCGACAAGGACGGAGCGCGGGGCTGGGCATTGCTGCGGCGCCTCGCCCTTCGATCCGGTGCCTGTATCGCCTGCGGGGTGACGGCGATGATGTTGATGATCGCCGCCGGCATGTCGATCTGGACGGCGGGCGCCTTGGGATGTTTGACGGCGATGGCCGGCGCCGACGTTGCGATTGGCCTGTACGAACGCTGGGTAGCGAAACGACTGGGTGTCACCGAGGCATCAAGCAACGCGGGGCAGGGGTAGGGGGAGGGTGATTTTCTGGGTCCTCCCCTTGGCCCGCCCCCTACACGGGTTACCGAACTCGCGGATTCCCTGCAGCTGAGTTTTTTGCAGGGATGTCTGTCTTTTCAAGGGGTTAGCGATGGGAAGAACAGTCAGCAAAGCCGAGTTAAGCGAGATCGTCGGCCGCGATGAACGCACGCTGACCCGTTGGCAGAACGACGGCATGCCGGTAATCGAGTTCGGCCTGGGCCGAGGCAACGAAAACCAGTACGACACCGAAGCGGTGATCCAGTGGCTGATGCAACAGGCCGCGCTCAACGGCAAAAAAGAATCCTCTCGTGACCGGCTCGACCGGGTCAGGGCCAATCGTGAAGAGCTGGCGCTTGCCAAGGATTTGGGCGAGGTCGTAATCGCGGCGGATCTGATCGGACGCTTCGAGGCAATGATCACGGCAGCGAAAGTCGAGCTGCTCAATTCATTTCCGGATGAGTTGGCGGAACAACTGTCGGCGCGCTACGGCGTTGAAGTTGACGAGCGCCTGATCGCCGACCCCATCGAAACCATCCTGAGGAGGCTGTCAGACTATGACAAGGATGATGCCCAGTCAGATGGAGATTCTGACGAACCGGACGATCCGGAGGGCCTTGAAAAATACGGCGATTAACGCGCTGCGCGGCGCCTGCCGCAAGTGGGCACCGCCGCCGCGCATGAGCATTATCGAATGGGCGGAAAAATACCGCTGGCTGGCGCCAGAAGAGTCAGCCCGCCCCGGCAAATATCGCTTCAACGTCACGCCTCACCTGACCTGGCCCGGCGGTCCTCTGGAGGCGCTGGACGATCCGGCGGTCACCGAGATCGTAGGCCGTAAGTCGGCGCAGGTAGCCTGGACATCGGGCGTTCTCGGTAACGCCCTGGGCAAGTGGATCGACATTGATCCGTCGCCGATCCTGGTGCTGTTTCCCAAGGCCGAGGCCGCTAAGCAATACGTGGGTGAGAAGCTCGAGCCCATGATCGAGGCGACGCCACGGCTTCGCAAGAAGGTCGATTTGCGCAGCCGCAAGTTGCAGCAGCGCCAGGACTTTAAGCGCTTCCCTGGCGGCTTCCTCAAAATGGTGGGCTCCAACAGCCCGGCCAGCGTGAAGTCGACACCAGTACCGCGTGTAGCCATTGAAGAGCCCGACGACTGCAACCTCAACCTGCGGGGGCAGGGCGACAGTATCAAGTTGGCCAAGGAGCGTCTGAAAACCTTTCGCCGTTCCAAGATCATCATCGGCGGCACCCCAACGATCAAAGGCCTGTCGGCCATTGATGCGGAGCTGGAGCTTTCGGATAAGCGCATCGGCTTGGTGACTTGCCACGAATGCGGCCAGGAACATGCGCTGAGCTTCGACAACCTTCACTGCGATGAGGACCCAGAGTATCACCACGAGGTCTACGGTAAAAAACGGCCGGAGAAAGCGTTCTACTCGTGCCCACACTGCGGCGCGATTTGGGACGACAACCAGAAGAACGCGAACCTCAAGCACGGGCGCTGGCAGGCCACGGCTGAGTTTCGCGGGATTGCCGGCTACATTCTCAATGAGCTGTACGCTACCTTTTGGGGGTCACGCTTTCAGGCGTTGATGGAGAAAAAGCTCCAGGCGGAACACGCAGCGGCGCAAGGCAACATCGGTCCGATGATCGCCTTTGTGAACAGCTCCAAGGGCGAAAGCTATGAGTACCAGAGCGATGCGCCGAAGACTGATGAACTGGAGAAGCGGGCCGAGCCATACGCCGAACTGACAGCGCCCAGGGGCGTGTTGTTGGTGACCGTGGGTGTGGACGTGCAAGGTGATCGTTTGGCGCTGATCATCACCGGATGGGGACGCGGTGAAGAGTCCTGGCGGCTCTATTGGGGGGAGTTACACGGCAACCCAATCGACCCCCACGACACCGTCTGGCAGGAGTTGGATCGGGTCATCGCTCAGCCAATCCCTACCGAGGGCGGCGCGCACCTCGCGGTGTCGGCGGTCAGCATCGACAGTTCGGACGGGAATACCAGCGATGCCGTTTACAGCTATGTCCGGGATCGGCAGCGCTTCAACATCATGGCGATCAAGGGCGCGTCGATTGACAGCCGCGATAAGGAAATCTTCACCAAACCACCCCAGTCTGTGGACACGTCCCAGGACAACACCAAAGCTGCGAAATATGGCCTACGGGTGCACATCGTCGGCACGCACAAGGCCAAGACGCTGATCGATGGTCGTCTGCGCTTGAAGGGTGTCGGACCGGGGCGCATGCACTGGTACAGCGAGATCCGTTCGGATTACTACGAACAGCTCACCAACGAAGTGCTGGCGCCGCATGCGCGTAACCCCAGCAAGATGGTCTGGCAGAAAAAAGCCGGGCGCCGTAACGAGGCCCTGGACTGCGAGGTGTATGCCCTGCACGCCGCACGTAGCTTGAAAACGCATCTGCTACGTGACCACGAGTGGGACCAGTTGGAACAGCAACTGATGCAGCCAACGCTGTTCAACACCGAACAACCGGTCGCACCGGTACCGCGCCGAGTAGTCGCTCGTGGGCGGGGCACCCGCAGTCGAGCGGGCTATTAAGGAAATCAACCATGACTGACGCACAACTGCGCCTAGCTGAAGTTAGGGCGGCAATTTCTGACGTCCTGAAAAAAGGTCAGCGCCTGCGCCGGGCTGATCGTGAAGTACAGCTGGCAGAGCTCAACAGCTTACGCCTGCTGGAGAAACAATATGCCCAGGAAGTTGCCAACGAACAGGCGGCGCTGCGTGGGCGAAGCCGCAATCGCGTCTCGTACCTGGGGATCTGATCATGTGGCCATTCAGTAAGCGTGAAGGCCCGGCCGATCTGCTGATGCGCGAGGCCATTAAGGTGGCCAGGGCTTCGGTGGACGGCCAGCAGATTGTTGCTCAGGGCGGTGGTGGCGGTGTTGAAACTCGCTGGCGAGGGGCTTCGCGCATGCTGCGCAGCATGGCCAGCTGGATACCTGGCCTCGGGAGTCCGCGACGAGACTTCAATCAGAGCGAGCGGCGAATGCTGGTGGCCAGGTCCAGGGACGCCATGCGTAACCACCTGATAGCCCGCGCAGCCATCACCCGGTTGCGCACCAACGTCGTGGGCACCGGGCTGGTATGCCGCGCCCAGGTGGACCATGAGGCCCTGGGCCTTACCGAAGAGCAGGCAGACGAACTGAATGGCCGGTTGGACCGGCTTTGGTCGTTGTATGCCGATGATCCGAGGGAGTGTGATGCTGAAGCGACCCTCAATCATTACCAGTTGCAAGCCCTGGTCTTGGTGTCGTCGCTGGTTGCCGGTGATGTGTTGGTCGCCAGCCCTGATCAGGAGCGGCCGGGCTGTGTCTTCAGCACGCGACTGCAGTTGATCG